TTGCGATTATAGCAACGGGTATTGGTGCTTTATTAATTGCTGTTACTGCATTAGGTCAAGCATTTACAAGAAGTGAAGAAGGACAAAACAAGTTTGCTAAAATACTTGGTGTCATTGGTAGTGTTACTGGCAACCTTTTAGATTTGTTAGCAGATTTAGGTGAAAGTATTATTAGTGTTTTTGAGAACCCTAAACAAGCGATAAAAGACTTTGCTAGTCTTATAAAAGATAACATTACAACTAGGTTTGAGGGGTTAATTAACTTAATACCAAACTTAGGTAAAGCGGTTGAACAACTATTTAAAGGTAATTTTAAAGAAGCTGGTAAGATTGCTGGTGATAGTTTAGGTCAAGTTGTTCTAGGTGTTGATAGTATAACAGATAGTGTAAATGGTGCTATTGAAAGTGTAAAAGATTTTGGTGAAGAAGTAGCATCAGATGCAAAAGCAGCGGCAAAGATTGCAGACCAAAGAGCAAATGCAGAAAAGGCAGCAAGAAAATTAATTGTTGAAAGGGCACAAGCAGAACAAGATATTGCAAGATTAAGAGAGAAAGCAGTTAATAAAGAAAAGTTTACCGCTGAAGAAAGAATTGCTTTTCTAGAAGAAGCTGGAAAAATTAGTGAAGATTTAGCAGCAAAAGAAACAGCGGTTGCAAAGTTAAGATTGCAAGCTAAATTAACAGAAAACTCCTTAACAAAAAGTAACAAAGATGATTTAAACGAAGCAGCACAATTAGAGGCAAGTGTAATTCAATTAGAAACTCAAAGGCTTAACCTACAAAAAAGATTAAGTACAGAACTATTAACTGCAAGGCGTGAAGCAGCAACACAAGCAAAAAAAGATGCAAAAGAAGCACCAGTTGTTGTAGATAAAAAGTTGCAAAAGATATATGACATACAAAAAGCATTTATAAAAAAGCAACAAGATTTAGAAGCAGAAACAGAAATACAAAAAATAGAATTAGAAAAGGAACGCAAATTAAAAGAACTTGAAGATTTAGGGGCACATTGGGTAGCAAAAGCACAAGTTGCAGCTTTCTATGAAAATAAAATACAAGATGTAAAAGATGCTAATGCAGCTGAAGATGAAAAAAATGAAAAAATAAAGAATGCTGCACAATTAAATATGGTTAAAAACACATTAGGTAATATGTCTACTTTGTTTGATGACCAAAGTGCTGCTGGTAAAGCAACTGCTGCTGCTGCTGCATTAATAAACACCTATCAAGGTATTACTGCTGAACTTGCAACAAAGACTGTTACACCTTTTGAATTTGGTGTGAAAATAGCAAACATTGCAACAACTGCTGCCATTGGTTTTAAATCTGTGAAAGATATATTAAAAACAACACCTAGCAATGCAAAGGGTGGAACAAACCCAGCTTCTGGAGCGGGTGGTGGGGGTGCCCCAATACCTCCAGCGTTTAACATAGTTGGTTCTAGCGGTGAAACACAACTAGCAGATGCAATAGGTGGTCAATCACAAAGACCAGCAAGAGCATACGTAGTAAGTAATGATGTAACTACTGCACAAGAAATGGATAGGAACATTATTGAGGGTGCAAGTATCTAAATGCAAAATTAAAAACTAAACACGTAATACAATTATGAAGATAATAGAACTTATTTTAGATGAAGATCAAGATGATATTGGAGTAGAAGCAATTTCTATTGTAGAAAACCCAGCCATTGAAAGTGACTTTGTTGCATTAAAGAACCAGGAAATAAAGTTAGCAGAAGTAGACAAAGAAAAGAAGATATTGATGGGTGCTTTGTTGATCCCAAACAAGCCTATTTACCGCAATGGTGGTGAGGGTGAGTATTATATATACTTTTCAAAAGATACGATTGTAAAGGCATCTCAAATGTTCTTACAGAAAGGAAACCAAAGCAATTCAACACTAGAACACGATGAAGTTTTAAGTGGCCTAACATTGGTTGAAAGTTGGATAGTAGAAGATAAAGTAAAAGATAAGACTGCATTGTACGGTTTAGATGTTCCTGTTGGAACGTGGATGGGATCAGTAAAAGTAAACAATGAAGATGTTTGGAATGAGTATGTTAAATCAAATAAAGTTAAGGGGTTTTCTATTGAGGGTTACTTTGCTGACAAAATGGAAACACCTAAAGACAAAACACTAGAAATGAGTGAAGATGATATTTTACTCAACAAAATAAAAGATATACTTAATGCCTAGAACTAAAAACAACAAAATATTTATACCTAGTAGAACATCACCTAGTGGTGGCGGTAGGGGTTGTTTATGCTGGGATACCAATAAGTATTCTAGCGAGTGCTGTGATGGTTCTATGCAAGCACAAGGGATAGGTGTAATAACAAGAACAGAGTAAAAACGCAAATTTTAATCATTAAATAGTTATACAAGAGTATGAAAGCAAACCAAATGTTAAACGAAATAAAAACACTTCTGAATATAGAAGTTAAACTTATGGAAATGAAGTTAGAAAACGGCACAATAGTAAGTGCTGAAGCCTTTGAAAAAGATAATGAAATTTTCATTGTAACTGACGATGAAAAAGTAGCAATGCCAGTAGGAGAATATATCCTGGAGGATGGTAAACTTTTAGTTGTAGAAGCAGAAGGTATGATTGCAGATGTTCGTGAAGTATCTGATGAAGTGCCAGCCAAAGAAGAAGAAGTTGAAGAAACTGAAGATCTTGAAGAAGAAAAAAAAGAAGAAGAAAAGATGGCAGATGTTGCCGACTGGGAGGGAATGGAAAAGAGAATACAGAACCTAGAAGATGCCATTGCAAGTCTTAAAAAAGAAGATGTTGAAATGGGAGTTGAAAATGGTGGTTTAAAATCTCGTACTGTAAAGGAAGAATTTACAGAAGAAGCAACACAAGAAATAAAAGAAGAAGTAAAAGAAGAATTATCAGCAGTAAAACCAATTAAACACAATCCAGAAGCAAGTACACCACAAAAGAAACAAGTACAATTTGCCAAAGGACAATTTAACACAACACTAGATAGAGTATTAAGTAAATTAAACAAATAAAAATGAATAAAAGAAACGTAAATTTAGCAACAACAACTAACATCACTACAACTTATGCAGGTGAGTTTGCTGGCGAGTATATCGCAGCAGCTTTATTATCTGCATCAACTATTGATGACGGCGGTTTAACAGTAAAGGCAAACATTGCTTTTAAGGAAATAATCAAGAAACTTGCAACGAATGCATTAGTACAATCTGCATCTTGTGATTTCTCACCAACATCAACTATAACTTTAACTGAAAGAGTTATTGAACCAGTTGAGTTACAAGTAAACCTACAACTGTGTAAGTATGACTTCGTAAATGACTGGGAAGCACAATCTATGGGTTACGGTCTTGGGCAAACATTACCTCCAAAGTTTTCTGACTTCTTGATTGCACACGTTGCAAGTGAGGTTGCACAGAACACAGAATTTTGCATCTGGCAAGGAGACACAGCAGCAGGAACAAACAATTCTTTTGATGGGTTTGAGAAACTAATTGCAGCATCAGCAGCAGCAGGAGACATTCCAGCAGGACAACAAGTTGCAGCAGTAGGTGGTGGATTATTATCTACAAACATTATCGATGAACTTTCTAAAGTAGTTGATGCAATACCAGCAGCACTATACGGAAAAGAAGACTTGTTTATCTATATGGGAACACAAGCAGCTAAATTATACGTTCAAGCACTTGGTGGATTTGGAGCAAATGGTTTAGGGGCAAATGGTGTTGCTAATATGGGTACACAATGGTGGAACAACGGAAGCCTAACGGTAAACGGTGTAAAAATCTTTGTATGCCCAGGAATGTCAGCAAACAAAATGTATGCTGCACAAAGATCTAACTTATACTTTGGAACTGGCTTGTTAAACTCTACACAAGAGGTTAAGGTGCTAGATATGAGTGATTTAGACGCTAGTAACAACGTGAGAATGGTAATGAGGTTTACTTCTGCTGTTCAGTTTGGTATTGCATCTGACTTAGTAGAATACGCATAATCAATTAATTAATCAATAAACTAGGGTAGGTAGTTAGTCTACTTACCCTTTTTTTATAAAACATAAAAACATATGTCTTGTCTTTTAACAACGGGTCGTAAACTACCTTGTAAATCTGCCTTTGGCGGTATCAAAAAAGTTTACTTTGCTGACTTTGGTGATATTTCTGCCATAACAGTAGATGCTCCAACTGGTGAAGCTACATTTACAGGAACACCAACTTGGTATGAATATGATGTAAAAGGAAATTCTAGTTTAGAAACTACTGTTACTAGTAGTAGAGAAAATGGAACAACTTTTTATACTCAAACTTTAAACCTTACATTAACATATTTAGATGCTTTAACGCAGCAAGAATTACAAACACTTGCAGTAGCAAGACCATACGTAGTAGTAGAAGATTACTACGGTAATAGCTTCTTATGTGGCTTTGAAAATGGTATGGAGTGTACTGGTGGTACAGTAGTAACTGGTGCAGCAGCAGGTGATTTAAGTGGGTTTACACTTACCTTTGAGGGTATGGAAGAAACTGCACCTTATTTCCTTGCAACTGCGGTAACTGGAGATGCAGCACAAGTAGACCCAACTGCATAATTAATATTTATTTTAAATTGAAAGCATCCTTAATCGGGTGCTTTTTTTTTGTTTTACAAATATGTAATTTTTATACGTTATACTTTTGATGATATTATTCTACCCACAAGCTACAAATAGATTTACTTGCATACCAAGAGAATATGTAACAAGTGCTTATATGACTATTAGAGACGATAGCACAAATGTAACTGTTGATTATACACTTGTACCAAGAGTTGCTGGTAGTGGTAATATTCTAATTGACAAAGATACCTATGCTATATATAATGATACCTATTCAAATTTAGTTGAAGGTCATTTTTATGATTTAACTATATATTCAGACATAGCAAAAACAAATGTAATATATAAGGATAGGATTTTCTGTACTGCACAAAAAGCAGAAATTAATGCAGATAACAATTATTTCTATAAAGTAAATAAAGACCAATATACAGAATACGATGGTTTCAATAATGACTATATTGTAATATGAGAAAAAGAAACGAAAAAGGGCAATTTAGCAAAACAAAAGTATCAGAGTTTGGCTTTGTAAATTTAAGTACTTATACATCACCAGAGGTTAAAGAAGTTAATGGTGCTGATTGGATTGAGTACGGTGCAGATAACAATTATTTCCAGTTCCTTATTGATAGGTATAATGGTTCACCTACAAACAATGCAGCTATAAATGGTATTTCTCAAGCTATTTATGGTAAAGGTTTAAATGCAACTGATAGCAACAGAAAACCAAATGAGTATGCACAGATGATTTCTTTGTTTAGAAAAGATGTAGTGCGTAGGGTATGCTATGATCTTAAACTTATGGGCCAATGCGCTATCCAGGTTATCTATTCTAAAGATAGAAGCAAGATTGTTCAGTTAGAGCATATGCCAATTGAAACATTAAGAGCAGAAAAATGTGATGCAGATGGTAATGTACCAGCATACTACTATTTTAATGATTGGGCAAATTTAAAGAAAACAGATCAACCTTTAAGAATACCAGCCTTTGGTATGTCTAAAGAAAGCATAGAGATATACTACATAAAACCATACAAGAGTGGTTTTTATTACTATTCACCTGTCGATTATCAAGGTGGTTTACAGTATGCAGAGTTAGAAGAAGAAGTATCTAACTACCATTTGAACAACATAATGAATGGATTAAGTCCATCGATGTTGATCAACTTTAACAACGGTACTCCTAACCAACAAGAAAGACAATTAATAGAAACGAAAATTGCACAGAAGTTTTCTGGAACCAGCAATGCGGGTAAATTCATTTTAGCGTTTAACGATAACAAAGAAAG